TATCAATTTATATGACTCTCACGAAGAAGCATTATATTCCATGGATAAAGCAGGTGGCGGCGCTAACTTGCTAACTGGCAATTTGTATGCTGCTACTAACGTAGCAAACGATGAGCGCCCATTGGCAACAGTGAAGTTTTATCGACGTGACTCAGTAGCACCTACTTCCATCTCTGGCGCAAAGATTAATAAAGATGTATTATCAGTAGGAACGCACTCATTTAAGATTGCATCAACTGATGCTGCTATGCTTGAGTTCAGCCCTTGGGTATTAGTTACTGCAAATTATGATGGAGAATTTACTGATGCTAACTTATTGGCTGCGGCTATTAATGACTCCAATGTTCCAAATGTCAGCGCTCGTGTAAACATTCATAACAAAGTAGTAATTGAGCATTCATTAGGTGGTGAAATTAAATTCCAATATGATTCAAATACAATGGGCGACAATATTTTAGCTCAAGCTGGGTTTGTTCCATATAACGGAAGCACAGGCGCTCTAAACTTGTATTGGGAACAAGGAACAGACGACACATCATCCGTTAAAGAAATGCGCGGAAGCCTTTGGAATGTATTGAAGTATCAAGCTGAAAATAGAGAAATTAAAAATGCTACACTTCATGGAGCACTTTGGTATAACTCTATTGTAGATGAAGTAGATATTTTAGTACATAACGGACACGAGTTTGTAGGTTATTTATATGATGGAAAATCAGGAATGAGCCCACGTCCATCACCATACTATAATGTTGATGATCACTTACAACCAGATCCAATGGGTCCTCTTGTAATGGCGTCAGCGCCAGAAACACAAGAAGATGGAACTCCTCTTGTAACAGGTGATTTATGGATTGACACTTCCGATTTAGAAAACTATCCGTTGTTATACAAATATAACGGAGAAAGAACTGACTTGCCAGTAAAGAATCGATGGTTCCAAGTTGATACATCAGATCAAACAACTGAGGAAGGTATTTTATTTGCTGATGCAAGATACAATACACGCGGCGACAATAGCGATGAGCCCGGTGAAATTTCTGAAATGATTAAACAGACTATGTTGATCCAGACTCACCAGATCCAGCACTATACCCAAAAGGAATGCTGCTGTTTAATCTTCGACGAAGTGGCTTCAATGTAAAACGATATGAGAAAAATTATATTGATTATGTTGATAAGAATACACGATACAACGATCAACCAATGGGCGATGAAAGTATTGGTGCTTACTTCCGAGACAGATGGGTAACTGAATCAGGTAACCAAGTAGATGGTTCAGGATCATTTGGACGAAAAGCTCAGAGAAAAGTAGTAGTTCAAAAACTACAAGCATTGGTTAACTCAAACGAAGAGATCCGTGATGACGAATCAAAACTGTTTAACCTAATGGCATGTCCAGGTTATTCAGAACTTATTGGTGAGATGAACTCACTAAACTATGACAGAGGACTAACAGCATTTATTATTGGTGACTCGCCTTTCAGACTTCCGGCGAACGCTACGGTACTACAACAATGGGCAACAAATCAAAATCTTGCAGTAGAAGATAATGATAACGGTTTAGTATCAACTGATCCATATATGGCAGTGTATTATCCTTCAGGATTTACAAGCGATAACTTTGGTAACAATGTAGTAGTTCCAGCAAGTCATATGATGATGCGAACTATTGCTTTATCTGATCAAGTTAGTTATCCATGGTTTGCTCCAGCTGGAACAAGACGTGGTAACATTACAAACGCAACAAGCTCAGGTTATATTACAGAGGAAGGCGAATTCCGTAGTGTAGCATTGAACGAAGGTATGCGTGATACATTGTATAGCAACAATGTTAACCCAATTACATTTGTAACTGGTGCTGGACTTGTATGTTTTGGACAAAAGACTCGACAACTTGTAGCTAGCGCACTTGATAGAATCAACGTAGCACGATTGATTATTTACTTGCGTAGCCAACTAAGAGTTCTTGCTAAACCATACTTGTTTGAACCAAACGATAAAATTACTCGTGATGAGATCAAACAACAAGTAGAAACTATGCTACTTGAACTTGTTGGTTTGAGAGCTTTGTATGATTATCTTGTAGTATGTGATGAATCCAATAACACTCCCGCAAGGATTGACAGGAACGAACTATATGTAGATATAGCTATTGAGCCTGTCAAAGCAATTGAGTTTATTTACATTCCTATTAGGATTAAAAATACTGGCGAAATCGCAGGTTTATAAAAGCATAAATACTTATAGTTAGGAGTCATTTAGATGTCTATAGCAACATTATCAAGAATGACAGTACCATTAGCGACGGGCGATTCGCCCAGCGCTCAAGGGCTGTTGATGCCCAAACTACAATATCGGTTTAGGGTAACATTTAACAACTTTGGAGTTTCAACTCCAACAACAGAATTGACAAAACAAGTAATTGATGTTAGTCGTCCTTCTGTATCATTTGAGCCTATCACAGTCGATGTGTACAACTCAAAGGTAAATTTAGCAGGCAAGCATAGCTGGGAATCACTTTCAGTTAACTTGCGTGAAGATGTAAACAACAATGTTCAAAAACTTGTTGGCGAGCAACTACAGAAACAATTAGATTTCTATGAGCAATCAAGTGCTGCCTCAGGTTTAGATTATAAGTTTACAATGACTATCGAAATACTTGACGGTGGTAATGGCGCACATGCAGCAACTGTATTGGAAACTTTTGAACTTTACGGATGCTTTTTGGAAAGTGCCAACTACAACACGCTGAACTACGCTACCTCAGATGTAGTGCAAATAGCATTGACTATTAGATTTGATAACGCAATTCAGTCGCCTATTTCGGCTGGCGGTATTGGAACTAATGTTGGTAGAACTATTAGCACTCTTGCTACAGGTGGCGGTATCTAATATATTGGGGAGAGGTTTCTCCCCCTATATTGAAATACTATGAGCAATATTTTTAACGGATTTTTTGACAATCTAATCAGTGGAACTCTAAATCCCAAAGGGAATTTAGCTGATTATCGTCATGCCTCTAGAACTTTTGTTGCTAATCAGTTTAGATTAGCACCTAAAGTAAAGTTCTTATACCATGTGTTTTTTGAGTTTTCACCAAACACTATGGACAAAATTCTGTTAACTTGGAAAGATCGACATACTTTAGAGTCTGGCTTGATGGTTAAATCTGTTAGACTTCCTGCTATGGAAATTGACATAGAGACTAAAAAGAAATATAACAGAACTAAACACGTCCAAACAGGCATTCGTTATAATGCTATTGATATGACTTTCCATGATGATAACTTAGGTATG